TGTGTCATCTAATCTTACTGCTAAAAAGTCACTTATCACATCGGTAATTAGATTTACCGTTTCTGGATCATGTAACTCATCAACAGCGAATGAAGCTGAGTCATTAAACGCACCGAAGTTCTTACCTTTAAACGTAACTGGTGAACCACCTACTGTACGTTGTAGAGTAACATCTGTGAATAGCCAAACATCTCCAGAGTATGTCCAAGTTAGACCATTTTGAGAATATGTGTCGCCATCACTTGGCGTACCTGGAAAGTTTATGATAGATGGTACTTCAAATTTTTCTGCTGGAGAACATCTCAAGAACAATAGAGGTGGCTCATACTTAATGACAAAGCCGTTCGATCCAGAGTTAGGTTCTACAATCACTTCATTTTCTGTAAACTCACCAAAGATAAATTTACTAAACTTTTCAACAATTTTCTTTTGAGCATCAGTGTCGGTGAACTTAGCTGCATTATAAAATATCTTAGAGTCCGATGCAGTAATGATTCCATCAATATTTAAGTCGCCGTTTTGAAATCCGTTTTCGTCAATCGCTTGAATGAATGTATGAAGTTCTGCATCGTGTAGTGTTCCAGTCCCATTCGCTACAGCATCAAACTCTTCTTTTATTTGTTCTATAGTTAGACCTGATACAGTTTCGGGCTTGACAGGAATAACTTGATTAGATATGTAGATATCAGTAATAGTATTTTTTCTATACAAGTCAATCTTCGTACCTAAATTAAAAGCCTTTTCTAAAGGCTCACTTAAAGTAATTTGATGTAAAGTTTGACCTGTTGTAATAACTGATGTGATACCATAGTATCTTCTACCACCTTCTATTCTAATAGATTGTGTATCGGTTGGTGCATCTTGTCCTGGGAAAGTTGTAACAAAAATACTTGGATCGAACTCAGAAGCGTTTTGATCTAAAGTCAATCTACCTTGATGTAAGGGGATAGTATATCCAAAGCCAGGCTTATTAACTTTTAGATTTAATTCGCCAACTGATCTTTCAGATATTTCTTTGACAGATACTCTTCCGTATCTACCCTTTTCTGATCTTGCTCTAATAATCTCACTCTTAGTATTACCAGTAGCCCTTGCTTCACTCTTTAAAACTTTCAACGCTATTAAAGACCCTGCAATTTTTGGTTGCTTAAAAGAGATAGCTCCAGTCTCAACATTCACTGTTCCTAATCTATCGTCAATGTTAAACTCACCAACAAGATCAGATAAAAATAAAACAGGAGTAATAGAACCAAAGAAGTTTTTAAATGTTATTTGATTAATAAACGCATTAGCCTTTGAAGTGTCACCTGTAATCTTATCGCCTCTTTTAAAAGCATAATCTTCTACAGATGTTACGCTTTCCATTTCGATATAACGATTAAATGAAAATACAGAGTCAGATGGTTTTAAAAGACTTGTGCTTGGATAGAATACATCAATCTCTTCTTCAAAGAACATTCGAAAGAATATTCTAATACTTTCTTCTGTACCCTTTGTAGTATAAATGTCATTAATATGCTTAATAATAAAACGAGTATCAACAGCACCTTCGAATGGTAGACCGTTTAGATATTTGTTTTTAAAGTATGATAGAAAGTTATCATAGGTAGTATCAATATCACGGATTTGAAAGTTATCTCTGTGAATTCTTGAATCTAAAAATTCGTAATAGTTTTTAGTAAACTCAACAAATAAGTCACCTTCTTCCCTAAACACATCAGGAAATTGAAACGGGATGTCAGATGCTATTTTGTTTCTTATGTTACGCATTAAACTGGATCCACAACTACGTTGATATCTTCTTGTTTGATTTGTAAAATTCTATCTCTTTGGCTTATAATATCATCATTAGCAGTTTTTACACTTAGTCTAATCTTAGTGCCTTCATATCCTTCGACAATTAAACTACTTAAACTAACCTTACCAGTTGTGTAGTTTATTGTGCCTATATTTCTTTTATGAATGCTAGTTGTAGCTACGTTTGATTTGACTGCAAAGATAATACCATTACCATCGTCCTGTAGATATACTTGCGCTCCATCAATAGTAAAGACAGTAGAAGTCAATGATGATTGATAGGTAGACAGGCCATTTGCTTCATTGTATGGATATGGTTGATAAAGTACATTATTGAACTCAAACGTAGGACTTTCTCTAAGTCCGATTGGTGGCGTATATTCAATAATAGCTGTGCTATCGATCTCTGTACTAACAATTGCTACATCAATTGCATCTACTAAATTACTTACTTGAGAAGAAGGATATCTTGCATTAAAGCCATTGATATTCTTATCTGCATATGCTATGATAGCATCATAGACAAGAGTTCTAATTTGATTTGCTTGCTTAGGAGTTTTTAGAACATCGTATTTAACTTTTACTTCTAGCCCAACATTTAAGAACTTAGTAGGTACAAATACAGGTTCAATAGTAAGAGGTGTTTTATCTTTTAAGAACTCTCGGAATGAAGATAGTTCAGATTCCGTAGCACCTTCACCATTTGCAACATCTACTGCAATAACAACACGACCATATTGAGGCGGATCTAACTCATCTCCACCAAAGACTGATACTGAGTTGATATTAGGGAAACGTCTACGTAGTAGAATATCGTAATCTTTTTTGGTTACTGCACGTTCTTGAATTTGTTGTGCTTTAGGTGCAAACATTTTGATTGAGTCCAAAGTCTCTTCGTCTCTACCACCATCAGAAAATACTGCAATAACAGTTGCGATAGATAATGCTTGATTTAAAGTTCTGTTTGATATTGAAACACTTGTTACACCATTTGCTTCTGCGCCATTAGTAATTCTATAGTTAGCTAGAATAACATCTGTTGAAATAGGTTCTACGCCAAACGTGTTCTTACCAAATTGTACACTATATCTACCATCTTCTTCTGGTTGTAAGTAAAATACTTTGTCTGTTGAAGTTACACCAAAGATATCACCCTTTTGAATATATTCTACACCATTTACTGTAATACGTAAACTAGTAGTGTCTATGGTTGAATTAGAAAGAATTGGGTTATCAATTGAGACAGCTTCTTCTACCATACGACCTTCATATACAACAACACCATTCATAACAAACGTATTGCCAGATGTTCTTTCTGCTATATATTCTTGATCTGTTATAAACGAATATGTCTTATCACCACATCTTGCATTGAACTTAGTGTATCTAGGAATCGAAAAGAAGTTTGATTCTTGATCCGCTAAGATAGTTAAGTTTATAGTTGCGTAAGATGAACGTCTACTAGAAGGTAGGTAGTTTAATTCTTTAGCATGAGATACAACACTATTCTTATGTTGAGCGGAGTCAAGGAACATTTCTGAGATCACTACATTGTTATAGTATTGATTGTAGAATGTGTTGTACGCTAAAACATCTAGTAGCACATTAAGGTTGGACCCTTCGAAATTAAAATCAGCAAAACGATCTTGTGCTTGAAGATACGTTTTAAATGACTCTTTCATTTCAAAAAAATCTAATTGATTGATAGGTGTGAAATCTGACATTATCTGATCCTAGTTAGTGTTACATTAAATGTTACTGGTGTCTCTCTATTTATGACATTAAATACAATATTAACAATTGCTGTATTGTCATCGGGCCCAGTAGCAATATCTAAACCTATTACATTACATCTTGGCTCATTATATTCGATCATTGCTCTTAGTTCTTGCTTTGCAGTTTCTATAGTTACTGGATCAAAGTTTTCGAAAAGCATATCTCTGATAGAGCTACCAAAGTTAGGTTGAAATAATCTTTCACCCTTTGAAGTAGTTAACAAGTTTTTCAATGATTGTTTTACAGACTCTTCGTTAGTTTTACGAGCAAGATCAAAGTTCACAGGACTTAACGTGAAGTCTGTGTGAAAATCTGAATAGATTTCTCTTTGCTTTTTAAGAGGCGTAATAATTGCCATTGTGTGTTCCTTGTTTACAAGTATTTATACTAATGTTAACCGTTTCTAAATAGATCAAGTTTATGCATTTGAAGAGTAAAGCGCCACTCTTCGACAGTATCTTCGGGTACTGGATATTTACTTCCTTCAGCACCATCATAACCTGCTATCCAAAATGTTCTATTGTTTCTAATATCAAGATGTATGAATGTGCTATAAACACCTATTCCAGTAAACCCTTGTTGACTAGCAGTTTTGGCAAATAGATATTTTTGAGTTTGAGATAGTTGAGAGTAATTAATATCGATTGCTGCACCTGCTGAATGTTGTGAAGTAGTACTTCCACCAGCGAAATGAATATTATAGTATACGGATCTAAATGCGCTGGTGATAAAGAAATCTCCACCAAACACGTCAATAAGTCTTTTTAGTCTTATCCAGACCTCTGGTTCAACGTTTCTCCATCCAGCGCCTGGGCGATGGTGGCTTGGCGTATACAATCTTCTCTGAATTACTGATTTATTGTTAAGATAATGTTGTGTTCCACGACTATGCATATTCTTTACATTAGGACCACTAAAAGCAAAATACCCACTAGCGCCATCTTCAGTGATAGTCTCCACCCAATTTTTCTCTTCGATAGACAAAGCTCTAGATGGATATGTTGATGGTATTCTATAATTAGGATTTGGATTAGCAGGACCTAAAGGCGTAACGTCAATGTCTGGTAATGTAGTTTCCGTAATATCGCCAAGTGGTGTGCCTGTTCGAGTTGATTCGATTTCTAGTATTCTTTGTCTTATGAGTTCACTTTCGGTTCTTCTAACATCTTCCGTAACTCTCTTTGCGCCCGCATTAACTGCAGAAATAGTAGCATCATTAGATAGTCTATTAATTAGTTCATCCATGATTTTAAACTTAGCTACTTTAGCTACTAGATTGTTTGTAGGTCCTTCCATGAAACCTTGAACAAGATCAGCAAACTGACAAAAGCGAAACATCAATAAAGCAACTTTTTTCAAAGTCAAGTTCTCAAAGCATCCAGCTGCTTTTGCGATTACACCTTCAATCGTCTTTTTTAGACCATCTATGCTTAAATCACTTAGGAAGTCTTGAATGCCAGCAATAGTTTTATTAAAAGCATTTGATACACTATCTGCAAAAGCAGACAGTTGTTTTGCTATATTCTTAATCTTATTCTTTAGTGAATTAACTACGCTATCTACAATCTTTAAAATGCTACTCTTAATACTTTGTAGTAATGCAAGAACAGAGAAGTCTACATTTAATAAAGCATCAAGACTTGAGGCTAAAGAAGAAGCAAGACCAAGAAGGC